GATTTTTTATCCATGCTGGTACGCACGAGCCGATAGCCTTTGTCTTCTGGCAGTCGGCTGTTGATGTGTTTGCTGATGTATTTGGATACGTATCGCGCCAAGCCTTTGCTGTTGGTTTTGACCGGCAACAGTTCAGTACGGCCAAAGCCGTATTTGTGGACGTTTTCGCGGAGCAATGCCCACAGTTGGCGCAATGCTGGATTAGCCGAGCTGTATTTGCCTGCGGTGATTTCGCGGAAATTCAGGCCACGCCGTATATCGACACGGGTATTTACGATTAAATGGAAATGAATACGGCCTTTCTTCGTGCGCTCATAGACACAGACGTATTCAGGAAAGTGACGTTTGAGAAAGTTGGTTCTCAAGCTGTGAAAACGGCGTTGCGCTTCTTTTGGATCGGTTACGTCATCGGCAAAGGTCAGGGTTAAAAAGCCGACTTTGTTCAGGCCAAAGGCTTCAATGAACGCTTTAACGTTCATTTCTAGGGCAGTAGTGGATTTTTTGTAAGAAGTGGAAAACTCGTTCAGCGTGTCCGCTTTACGGTTTTCATACTGACTTGGCAACTGCTTGATTTCGCCGCTGTTTGCGGTCTCAATGCAGTTGTTACTATTAAGACAAGGAAGAGCGCGCTCCGCGCTTGCTGAAGCTGAACAGTTCATGCCTGCACCTCCGACATCAGCACGGAGCAAGACAAACGGCCATATAAATCGGCTTCGTCATATGAGCTTTGTGCATCGTTGGGGTTGCGGATTGGGAAATTTTTTGTTTCTAAGATAGTCGGTTCGTCATTTTTTTCTACGAACAGACGTAAAATGAATGCAACAGGCGATTTTTCGGGTTGCGGTGTGATGGTGTAATAACAAAGTGACATTTTAGACCCCTCTCAAATATCGGTTAAAAATATTTGTCAAGGGGTTTTAACTAAGATTTACGCCCCTTGCTTGAGGCGTAATATATAAGATAGTGTAGTGATATGTCCACGTTTTTTACATTATCTTTATGTTTTGCTTTGGCGCAATTAGTCAAACCTGCTGATTTTTCAGCAGGTTTTGTTTTGAGGTTTGTATCTTCAAAGGTTACTGGTTTTTGCTCATGTATCTTTGCGGCTCAAAGTCTTTCCCTGTCTTTATCAAGTTGTAGGCGATGACGGCAAGTTTGCGCATCAGGGCGACTATGATTTGCTTCGGCCTTTTGCCGTTGGCTTTCAGGCGGCTCACAAAAGGGGCAAAGGTTCGGCTGCGGTAGGCGTGCATGGCAGGCATATACAGAGCGGTTCGTAATCGCCTACTGCCGACTTTTGATATACGCTCTCGGCCTTTGACACTCGTGCCTGATTTGAATTGTTTGGGGTCTAGTCCGAGATAGGCGGTAAATTGCCGCTGGTTTTCAAATCGGTCTTGTTCGGCCAATACGGTTAGAAGGGTGTCGGCGGTGTTGTCGCCTACTCCTGTGATGGTCTTAAGGCGGTTTCTGTTTGCCTTGTAATCGGGATGGTCTTGGTGGAATTTGCCGATTTTTTCCTGAACGGCCTTAATCTGCTTTTGCAGATGTCTGATTGTGTCTTCGATGAGTGGGGCGAGGTAGTCGGGCGCGGTGTGTAGTTTTGTTTGTTCGGCGGCTTTTTGGGCTTTCAACCGCTGGCAGTATTGGTTAAGTTCTTTGAGTTTGGTTTGTGCTTCGCTTGGCTTTTGCCACGCTCGCGGCTTCATATCACGGCAGTATTGAGCAATTAGCCTTGCGTCCAGTCGTTCGGTTTTTGACCGTTGCAGCTTGGCGTTGCCGTAGCCTTTTATCTTGCGTGGGTTCTCCACGCTCATAACGTAGCTTTCGGCCAAGTAGTCGGCGGCAGCTTCGTAATATTTGCCTGTTGCTTCGCAGCAGCAATGTAAGGCACTGGTTGCTCCGCTCTTTTTCAACCATGATTTGAGTTGCTCAAATCCTGCTTTGTTGTTTTTAAACTGCCGTTCAAAAAAAATGCCGTCTAAAATCAGACAGCAATCTAACGTGTTCTTTGAAACGTCTATCCCTAGGTTCATGATTTTTTACCTTATGAATACGGGCTATTATTGCCCTAGATAGTGTACAAACTTGGGTAGGGAATCGCCCGCGCTTCAGTCTTTTTTGCGGCCTTGCGGCCTTGCCGTACTTGGGAAGTCGCGGGCGGCAGTTTGGGTCATGAGGCCAAACCCCTTATTGTTCTGCTTTTAAAACAATAGGGGGTTGGGTCTGAACGTGTTGGACGCTGTCCAAACCTGCCCTTCGGTGACGTTCGCCACGTGGCAGGGGTTGGCGCAAAAAACCGCCCCAACCCTTGCTAATAGCGTTTTTTGTTTGTCTAGCGTCAAGGGGTATCCAAAAAGATTTATAAAGACGATAAAACTGTCTTTACAAATCTTTCTGGACGTCCTCCCCCTGACTTGTGGTTAGGTGGGCTATTTGGCTATGTTATATCCATAATAAATAATCACTGCTGCTCCTATTAACGACATTATGAACATCGGAAGAACGAAATATTTAAAAAATCCTTGCCAGCCTTTACGCTCATATGTTGTTGCAGCCCAAATTCCTAATAAAAAAGCTAAACCAGCATTCATTAATTAACCTTTCCGCCCTCATTACTTAGGGCTTTTTCTTGATATCCGTCATACATTAAATTCTGCGGACTCTTTCCTCCCATTGTCAAGACTTGCGGTTTTTCTGATACAGTTTGATTTGTATCAGCCGTTAATGCTTCGTTTTGTTTAGTTTTATAAGGATTGAAGGGCAAGCCGTCTTTAATATAGCTTAAACAGGTTTTTTTGCTGATTTCAGAAATTTTAGACCCTTGGTCTGTATAGCAATTACAGCCATTATCGCTTTTTACGCACGCGGACGGCCAAGGCATGGTTTTAACGGCTTTATTCATTCCATCGTATATAGGCGCTGTTTCTGGCCTGTCTTCTATTCTTGGTTTAAAGTCGTCCTCGCTTATGTGCGGTTTCGGCGGTTCTTCTGCCTTTGTTTCTTGTTTCGGGTATTGCCCTAATCCGTCCGTTCCGTCCACCGCTGGAGCGGTTGCCGTACCGTCCGTTTTAGGGCTTTCCGCCAAGGCGGAAACTTCCGTTTTCGGTTTTTCGATCGGGGCACTGATGTCTTTCCAGCTTTGCCATACATAAAAACAGCAGATTAATATCACGCCAAGGACAAAAGGGAAGATGAAAACTACTTTACTTAGTTTTGTTTTAATCTTCGTATGTTCTTCTGCTGATTTGTAAACGCCAAATGCTTTTTTATCAAGTTTATAAACGCTTTTAACGCCGTTTGCGACGTCGCTATTAGATTCTGGATTCGCGCACCTTTCCCATTCAATCATACGGCGCACGCCCAAACTGGTTTTGCCAATGTGGCAATGATGGCCTATCAGACTGCGTACATTAACGTCTATTAGGCGCGGATGTTGTGTCAGCAGGAATATATCAATGCCTCTATGACGGTGCGTTTCCAGTTCCGCTACGAAATCGGGGACTTTTGAACCGCTTGGCCGTGGCCTAAATACGCGCTGACATTCGTCAATAACAAGGATTGCACCCGTTGGCGCCCATTTGTGCCAAGTCTGCATACTTTCGCCGTCTGGAATAGGCAAGTTAGGAATAATTTTGTCATTTACTTCGGGAATACCGTCAAGATATAACGGACGGTTTTTTAAATCTGACCTATTCATAAGGTCTGAAATCATTTTTAGGGTTTTACCCGAACCTGGAACACCTGTAATCAAATAAAGCATAATTTACCCTTTTATTTACTTGCCATTATCGCTGACAGTTTGGACATTGTTTTTAACGAAGCTATAAATGTGAATGTTCCGAAAATCCAGTTTAGACAAACCCCTATGCCTAAAATATAAAGCACTTGCAAGGAATCCTCTGTCAAACCGCCTACTTGTTGGGATACGGCCTGCATAAGCTGATTCTGAAGGGCATCTAAACCTACATAAGTTATAAAACTTAGTCCTACCGCTGACATGATTTTTCCTGCAACAGTCGTTAATACGCTGGTTAATAACTTTGCCCACATATCACAATTCCTTTACTGCTGCATGAGCAGCCCAACCACAGCTAATAATGGTTACTAAAATTAAAATTGGCCTAATTTTTGAAGCTATGTAACAAACATTCTCATAACTCATTTCAAAAGTACCTAAAATACCCATGTCAAAGGTTTTGGGAGATGGACAAACGCCGTCTGTTTTAAAGGTATCAGTTGGTTTTATTGAGCCTATATCGATCGTATTTTGGGGAACTTCAGGTTCTTGCGCTTCAACCTCGCCCATATCAGCACACGCTGCGATATTTGGGAAAATCGAACAAAGGCCATTTTCTTGCTGTCTTGGCGTTTGTTGATTGTTAGGACTATTCGGACTGTTCGGCTCATTTGGTGTATTTGGCGAATTAGGGCTATTTGGTGCGTTTGGCGTGTCCGGACTCTCCTGTCTGCTTGGTGTTGTCTTTTCGGGCTTATTCGGTGCTTCTGGACTGTTTGGCTTTAAATCTGGACGTGGCACATAATCAACGCCTACAGTGCCATCTTGATTCATTTTGAATCTTGTTTGTTGTGGGGTGCTGCTGCCTTCTGGGGTATAGGGCGCACTAAGTGCGGTATCAGGGCTAAATGTGCTTGGCTCGGCAGATTGATTCATAACGCCCATTTTTGCCAGTTGGTTCATCAACTCGGCATGGTTTGTCTGATTGTTTTCAAGCATACGTTTAAGAATGTCTAACATTTCTTTTTGTGTCAGCATGAAATCTGATGGATTGACTTGATCGGTATTCTTAGCTTCATTGGGAATATTGGGACTGCCTGCGGGGTATGATGTAAGCTCGTAATATATTCTACTGTTTTTAGAAAGATTTCCAATTTCTAAACTAATTTTTGACGGATTTTCTAAACCTGTGGAAATTACATTGTAAAAATTTTTATTCGTTATAAAACCGTTTGAATATATACGTAAATTAGAGTTATTTGAATAAACCTTGTAACTTTTATATGTAGTCGAACCTTCATATTTGTACATGTCTGGCTGAAAAGTCTTCATAAGAATTAAATCATAAACATAAAGCCCTTTTGCTTTGGCTTCTTCTTCTCTTTTCTGTTCTTCTTTCTTCTGTTGGTCTTGTTGTTGCGCTTTTTGTGCTGCTTCTGCTGCTTTTCTTGCTGCTGCTTGTGCTACTGCTTTTTGATAATTTCCTTCGGCTTCTGCTTGGCGTTGGGCTTGCGCTGCTTTCTGAATCGCATTAGATATTTGTTCTTGTGATGCCCCTTCTCTTAATCCTGTTTTATCTAAAAAAGAATTAATTCCTGATCCAAGCCCAGTAATATCCAGTTTAGATAAACCTGTAAGAATTGCACCAACACCATTACGCGCAGCCATAGCCCAATTGCCATTTTTTATGTCTTTATATGTCCAAGCTGCGTAATCAGACCCAATAGCACCGCCTGCAGCAGTTGCACCTGCTAATGTTCCACCTAATACAGTTTCAACTTTTCCAACATTCACCCGTTGATTAACAGTTGTATTCATCGTTCCAGTTTCGCCATATCGACCTGTAACCGTTACATTTTTGCCTTGGCTACCGTTAATATTTCCGCCATTTTTAGTTACTGTCGGTTTACCATTATTTTGTACATCAACTTTCCAAACGCCTGTTTTTGGATCGTAACCACGGCGTTGCAAGGCTTGGTCACTTGGGAAGCCTGCGTTTTGATGTTGTGCCGGCGGAGGAAGGCCGACTTCTGCAAACGCTGTTAACGGACTTAAAACTTGAGTGCCAAAACATACAAGCACAAGCAGGCGACTGCATAGGGCGAAACGCCGAGAATAAAATAAACTTCTGGTATCATTCATTTTTCCTTTTCCCTTTTATTCATCATTTTTCATATTGGCCAGTTTTACGACTTTTAAGCAGACTACGACAATAAATAAACCTATAAAAGCAAATAGCATAGACTGTCCCAACTCTCTACCCTGATCATAAAAATCTTGATTATTGCACTGCGGAAAGTTGAGCTTTACTTGGCTTCCGTGATATTCCCATGCCGAACCAATAAAGACAGGGTGATTTAACACCCCGTCTTTATCGATTGTCGGTATGACTTGGGACATCACATGATTTTGAGCTTCTATCTGCGTGCCATAACAGATTTGGCCTACTCGATATCCCATATCAAACCTTATGCTTTATTGATTACGCGTTTAGCAACGGAAATAGTTGCAATCACAACGGCCAAACCAACTACAACTGCACCAAATGCGATAATGCCAGTTTTCAAAGCGCCAATTTCTGTTGACGCTGTATCGAGCAAGTTTGTATCAGCCATGGCCGGAGCAGACATTGCAGAAACGGCAACAGTTGCCAGGGCGTACTTCGCTTTGTTTTTCAGATTTTGGAATTTCATTTTGTT